ATGATCGAAAAGAAACTTCATCTTGTTCCGGCAAATTTCTATATTCCAAACCCAAACCTTGGCGCGTCGGTTGATGAAGAATTTTTAAAAAGGGAATTCAAAAAGGCTGAAGTTGAAGGTCTACAGTCAATGCAGTCTTTTCTTGCGAAGCACCTTAATATTCAGATTGCCACGTCAATGAAAGCGATGGCATGGGCCGGGGCTATGTTTTGGGAAGCGGCGGCGGGGAAGGTTACGCTCGAATTTATTTTTGAACATTGCGACGTGATTGAGATCGGCGGCGATGGCGGCGGCCTTGATGACCTTCTGGGTTTAACCGTTCTTGGCCGTGATGCGGAAACCGGCGTTTGGTATTGGTGGTCTCATGCGTGGTGTCATGCAATCGCACTTGACCGCCGGAAGTCAGAAGCGCCGAAATATCACGACTTCGCTGCAGATGGAGATTTAACCATCATTGATGAAATCGGACAGGACGTTAAGCAATTCGGGGATATCGTGCGGAAGTGTGACGCCTCGGGGTTGCTGGACCGGATAGGCGTGGACCCGTCGGGGATTGGTGCAATAGTTGACGAACTGGAGAATGGCGACGAAAACGGGGAAGGGAAAATTGAACATGATCGTATTGTTGGAATCTCCCAGGGATGGCAATTGAACAGCGCAATCAAGACGACCGAGCGCAAGGTCGCGGCGAGAGAGATTATCCACGACGGCAGCCGCATGATGGCATGGTGTGTCGGGAATGCCCGGGTAGAACCGAAAGGAAATGCGATATTGATAACAAAATCGGCAAGCGGAACCGGTAAGATCGATCCCCTGATGGCTGGATTATCAACGGTAGCCCTGATGGCTATGAATCCAGAAGCACGGACGACTAAATCAGTTTATGACGGGTTAAGCAAAGAGGAAATGATAAAACGAATCAAGGGAGAGTAATCATGGATGACATTCTTGACCGCTGGGGACAGATAGCAACCGAATTAAAATGCACCGTGCAAACAGCTATCAGATATGCTAAGTTGAAAAAAAAGCCATTGCCGGTGAAATATGATCCGGCCGGACATCCAACAATAACGAAAGCGCAGATCAGAGAATGGCGCTTCGGAAAGGCGGCGTAAAATGAAAAAGCATCAAATTGAAAAAGAATTGTCAACGAGAGCATTTATTGTTTTGCGGAAACTTGGCGTTCCCTATCCGGTGCCGGAAGATTTTAATGTGGAGGCGGTGAAAGATAGGTTAAGAAGAGAAATGCAATCCGGTGTTATTAGGCCCGGAAGTTTTAAGAATTTTGGAATTACAACCTTTGCGGAATTACATACATGGTCGACACATTAATCGGCCCCCGTGTCCATTAATGTTAATCCTTTTTAACTTTTGTTAATCTTTGTCTATATAAACAATCCAAAAATCAAAATATAATTGAGCCGTAAAAAGTATTGAACTTTTTAAACGAGAATACGGCTTGAAGAAACAAATCACAAGTTTTTTGATCGGAGTCGCCACCCGCATCAAGGCGCTGAGGAGCGCTGTTGATGGCCGGGATATTCTCATTTTGTCCGGCCTGTCGATGTTGGGTTACGGGCTTTATCTTCTTTATCCCTGGCTATCCTTTACCGTTTGCGGGACGCTGATTCTTGCGGGCGGTTTTTTTATGCGTGGTGATTAATGGGTCTTTTGTCCGGCATACGTCCTAACGCTTTAAGCTCTGTCGCTGAAAAGTTATTACGCGAGTATTTCGGCGGCGGCTCAACCGCTTCCGGCGTATCCGTAAGTTCAGACACGGCGATGAAATTATCCACCGTTTATTCGTGCGTGAATATACTTTCCCGTGTTATCGGTATGCTCCCCTGTCACTTGATGCAACTCAAGGGCGAAATGCGGGAGAAGGCGTCAGATCACAGCCTTTATCCGATTTTGCACGATATGCCTAATGAGTGGATGACCGCGCCTGAATTTTGGGGCATGGCTATCAATCACCTAAACCTTCGCGGGAACTTCTTTGCGATAAAAAACAGGGGATTGAATAAATTAACGGGAAAGGTCAGGGAATTAATCCCACTTGCTCCCGGCATTGTTCAAGAAGTCGAGCAATTACCGAATTACAATCTCGTTTATAAATGCGTTTTCCCAAATGGTGAGAGAAAAGACATCCCCGGAAGTGAAATCATGCACCTTCGCGGCATGGTGTCTGATGGCTACATGGGGATTAATCCGATTGAGTACGTTAGGGAATCAATAGGGCTTGGACTGGCCACGCAGGAATTTGGGGCGCGTCACTTCGGGTCCGGCACTCATCCCTCAATGATCATCGAACATCCAAACACACTGAAAGACCCTAAAGCAATGAGAGAGGCAATATCTGAGGTTTATTCAGGTCTGAATAAATCACACCGGATCATGCTGCTGGAATCAGGCATGAAAGCAACGAATGTTTCCATAAATCCCGAAGATTCACAATTTCTGGAAACGCGGGATTTTCAGCGTAAAGAGATTGTCGATATATTCTTTGCAACCCCGTTGACCCTTATGGGTAACAGCGACGCGAATCCCACCTTTGCCAGCGCGGAACAGTTTTCCATCAGTTTTGTTATTTACGCCCTTATGCCGTGGATTGTAGGAATTGAGAAATCTATTTACCGCGATCTGCTTACCTCCGATGAACGCAAGACATTATACGCGAAATTCAGGGCAGAAGGTTTATTGCGCGGATCGTTTGCTGAACAAATGGCCGGATTTTCAACGGCCATAGACAAGGAAATTCTTAATCCTAACGAATGCCGGGAATTGCTCGACATGAACCCATATCCCGGCGGCGAAGAGTACCGCACCCGGACGAGTACCACAAAAGACACTGCTGGCAATACAGCGGGAGGCAAGAATGAATAATTTGAAATATCGAAGTCAGAAAAACGCGGAAGCGGCGGCTAAATATTGGAATAAGCCGCTTGATAAACCGGAATGGTACAAAATAGAGGCTCTTGCCGATGATACGGCAGAGGTCATTATATACGACGTTATCGGCTGGCCTTTTAACGACGCCTCCGAGTTGGTACGCTCTCTCGCGGGTATGACCGCCAAGACAATCACAGTCAGAATCAATTCCCCGGGCGGCGACGTGTTTGACGCCGTGTCAATTTTCAACGCCTTGCAGTCGCATAAATCGAAAGTCATTACCCGCGTTGAAGGACTTGCCGCGTCCGCCGCCTCCTTCCTTGCTCTGGCCGGTAAAGAAGTTCAGGCATATCAAAACACAATGGTGATGATTCATGATCCCTGGGTCTGCGTGGCCGGAAATCAATATGAATTACGCGAAACTGCCGACATTCTGGAAAAATTGTCCGGACAGATGGTTGACATCTATGCCGGAAATTCCAGCGTCGGGAAAAAAGAAATCCGCGACATGATGAAAGCCGAAACGTGGATGACGGCCAAAGAAGCCAAAGAAAAAGGCTTCATTGACACGATTGTGGACGGCAAATCAGCAAAGGCACAGTTTGATTTGAGTATGTTTGCGAATGCGCCGGAAGATTTAACGGCGGAGATACACGATGAACCGGCAGTAAGAAAATACGAGAAGGCCTTGCGCGATGCAGGGGCTTCCAAGAGTGAGGCGCGGGCTATTCTGGCGCGAGGCTTGAAGTCTGCAAGTTCGGAAGAAGAAGTTTTGGCAGCAAAAAATTTATTAAATATCATTGGAGGAAAATAAAAAATGGAACTCAAAGAAACCATTGAAAGCATCGGCAGAGCATTTGAGCAGTTCAAGGCTGAAAACGATGCACGACTGAAAGAAATCGAAAAGAAGGGCCACGCCGATCCGTTGCTTGCGGAAAAGGTCGAAAAAATCAATGCTGACATTTCGTCTCTTGGCGAAATGAAACGTCAGTTGGAAGCGATTGAAACAGCCGTTGCGCGTGGTCAGTACGCGGGTGGGATGTCCGAAAAAGATAAGGCCACTGTTGCGAAGGCAAAGGCATTTACTCACCTGATGCGCGGCAATATTGACTCTGTTAAGGATTTGGATGTGCAGGCGTCCGCCTCTACCCTGTCCGATCCTGACGGCGGCTTTACCGTACCGGAAGAAGTGGACTCGGCCATTGACCGCGTTCAGGGTACGCTTTCGGCCATGCGCCGCTTGGCGACCGTACGCTCCATAAGTACCGACACATACAAGAAACTGGTCAACCAGGGCGGCGCTACGTCCGGCTGGGTAGCCGAAAAAGGCACCCGCGCCGAAACCAGCACCCCGACGCTGAAAGAAATCGCCATCAACACGAAAGAGCTTTACGCCATGCCCGCTGCAACGCAGATCCTTCTGGATGACAGCCGGGTTGACATCGGCGCATGGTTGGCCGAGGAAGTCGGTATCGAGTTCAACGAGGAAGAGGGTGACGCTTTCATCAGCGGCAACGGTGTCGAGAAACCGAAGGGGATCGCTGCCTACACGATGATCGCCAACGCGAATTACGCATGGGGCAAGGTCGGCTATATTGCGGGCGGTCACGCAACTCTGCTTAATAACGCGGATAAGCTGATCGACTTACAGCACGCGCTGAAAACCTCATACCGCAACGGCGCCGCCTGGCTGATGAACGACGCCACCTGCGGGGTCATCCGGAAATTCAAGGACGGCGAGGGGAATTACCTGTGGCGCCCGGGCCTGGTCGAAGACAAGCCCGACACGTTGCCCGGAAAGCCGGTTGAATATGACGACAACCTTGACGACATCGGCGCC